GCCTGAGATATTAGAAGAAGTATTACCCCTACAGGCTTGATAGCCTATACCAGTATTAAGATTAGCACCACCACCGTGTTTACCTGACTCTCTTCCAACGAAAGTACAATGTGCGGCACTTGAAACAGTATTTCCTGCATTTTCCCCAATAGCTACATTACCACTTCCCGACGTTAATTCATATAAAGCTTGATAACCAATTCCAATACTACCGTCGTTTGTCACAGTAGCGTTAGCCATCGCTTTAGGTCCAATAGCTACACAATAACTCGCTGTAGTAGCTTTTTCCATGGCATTGTGTCCTACAGCAACACAGTTATTAGCACTTGTTGCGTAATCTAAATTGGCATATCCTATTCCGACATTGTTCAGAACACTTCTACTGGTAGAGCTATATTGAGAAACGGACTTTCCAATGAATACATTATACCCTTGATTCCCTAAGTACTGACCTGAAGCATAACCAAGACAAACATTATAATATGAATTACTTCCTTGACCTTCACTACCAGCACTTTGGCCTATAAATGTATTCCAGTGTCCAGTACACTTATCACCAGCCCAAGCACCAACAGCAGTGTTACCCTCACCATTAGTAATATTTGCTAAAGATCCCAGACCGATAGCCGTATTTTGACTACCTGTCGTTAGATCGTATAAAGCCTGTTGTCC